TGGTGAGTGGTGCCGCGTACGGCGTATCAATGGCAAGTATTGGTGCGTAGTTTGCTGGAACTCGTATATCTCTAAGTCGTAGAGAGACGGGGGCGGTGTTCCGCCCCCCGATCTTTGGAGGTTTGTATGTGGCAAGCGATTGGTGCAGCTCTAGGTTCCTTCGGTCTCGACGTTCTAGGCGGTGCTATCTCCGGGCATTCGGCTAAACAGGCCGCTCGTGAGCAACGTAACTGGGAAGCGAAAATGTCTAATACGGCGATGCAGCGCCGTGTTGCTGATCTCAAGGCTGCTGGTCTGAATCCTATGCTGGCGTATATGAATGCTGGTCAAGGTGCGAGTACTCCTTCGGGCTCTCGTGCTGATGTTCCTGATCTCTCGTCTGCCGGTACTAAGGCGGTCTCGTCTGCTGCTCGGGTTGCTGAGATGGCTCTTATCAAGGCTCAAAGTGAAGCGGCGTTGTCTCAATCTTCTAAGAATCGTGCAGAGTCCGCTGAATCGTTGGCGCGTACGCAGAAGATTCAGCTTGAAACGTCGCAGATGGGCGAGTGGAACCCTAAGTTGTGGGCGGCTGATATTGGTTTGAAGGGTTCGTCTGCGTTTGCTGCTGAACAGTCCGGTATCAAGGCGAAAGCGGAGCTTTCTGAGATCGCTGCGCGTGTTGGTTCGCTCGAGGCTGATCGTTCGTTGAAGTACACGGAGCAGGAACGTGTGATGCACGCGACCGATATGCTGCGTACTGAGATTCGTCAGAAGAATCTCTCGATGCCTATGTTCTTGCAGCTCCTTCAAATGGATGTTGTCGCTAAAGCTCTCGGTCTGGAGTCGCTGCAGAATCAGTCTGATGCCAATAAGGCTGGCTGGCGGCGTAAGCTCGCTGAGTTTGGTATTACGCTCGATGATCTTGGCCGTGTCGTTCAAGCGACCGGTTCTGTTGCCCAGTGGGGCTGGCTTCTCAAGTGAGGTGATCTATATGTTGCGTCGTCTTTTTGTCGCTCCCGGTGTCTGTGAAGTTGTTGAGTCGTCTGAAGTGTTTGAGGGTCTCGAATGTAGGGATGCTTCTCTTGCGGTGGATTCCGCCCGTGAGGAAGCGGATATCAACACGATCGTTAAGCGTTTTGGTCTGACTGGGCAGCTTCCGTCTAACATTCGGATTCCGACGTATCAGAATTTTCTCGAGGCGCCTGACGATTATCGCGGTGCTCTTGAAGCTGTCCGTTCTGCTGATGCGTCGTTTAATGCGTTGCCGGCGGCTATTCGGGCTCGTTTCGATAACGACCCTGCGTCGTTTGTGGATTTCTGCTCTGATCCTGCTAATCTTCCTGCACTCCAGGAAATGGGTTTGGCGCCTAAACCTTCCAAGGTGCCTGACCCCGCTGAGCCGGTGACCAAGTAGGCTGTCCCCCTGACCTGTACCCGGCTCCCCCCTTCCGATCGGATGCGGAAGGCGTAAGGAGGACTCCCCCCCCGCTAGGATGGCAGGGGGGGTTTTTTTTGGTCCGTACGGTCGTTTTAAGCCGTTCTACCCCTTGCCAAACCGTGCCTTTCGGCCTACGGTTGGCCCAAGCACAGTTCGTCACTTGATGTAACTGTGCTAGGTGACACCTCGGAGGCTCTATGCGTCGTTTCCCTGTCTCTAAGCGTCGTTCCGCTCGTTCGTTTCGTAAGCACGTTACTCGGACCCGGCTCATTAATTCCTCGCCGGTTCCCAATCGCGGCGGTTTCCGGCTCTGATCTGTGGCGTGTTTCAAGCCGCTGACGGCTTGGCAGCTCGACGATGGTTCGGTGGTCTTTGTGGAGCGTGGCGCTGTAAAGCGTCAGCTTGAGCTACCGTGCGGACAGTGTATCGGGTGCCGGCTAGAACGTTCCCGCCAATGGGCGGTTCGTTGTCTACACGAGTCTCAATTGCACGAGCATTCGTGTTTCGTAACATTGACGTACTCGGACGAACATCTTCGTCCAAGTCTGCATTACCCCGATTTTCAGAAGTTCATGAAGCGCCTGCGGAAGAAGTTCGGCAAGGTGCGTTTCTACATGTGTGGCGAGTATGGCGAGCAGTTCTCGCGTCCGCATTTTCACGCGTGTCTCTTTGGTGTCTATTTCGATGATCGCGTTGTCTGGAAGCGTTTGGAGTCGGGCTCGATTCTTTATCGCTCGGCTGCGCTCGAGGCTCTTTGGCCTTTTGGTTTTTCTAGCGTGGGCGACGTTACTTTCGAGTCCGCTGCTTATGTGGCTCGTTACGTCATGAAGAAAGTTACGGGTGATCGTGCTGATGTGCACTATAACCGTGTGGATGTGGTCACGGGTGAGGAAGTGCAGCTCGTTCCTGAGTTTAATCGTATGAGTCTGAAGCCCGGGATTGGCGCGGACTGGTTCCGGAAGTTTAGTCCGGAGGTTTTGGTTAGAGATGGTGTCGTTGTGAATGGCCGTGTGTCTAAGGTGCCGCGGTATTACGACAACATGCTTCAATCCATGGACGGTTTTCGCTTTGATGAAGTAAAGTTCGAGCGTTTCAAGAAGGCGCTTACGGTTCTGGAAGATACGACCCCTGAAAGGTTGGCGGATCGTGAGTTGGTGACTAAGGCTCGTCTATCATTCAAAAAGAGGAAATTATGAAACATGTCGTTTGTGCTGTTCGTGATAGAGCGTCTGATACTTTCGGTCGGCCGTTCTTTGTCCGAACGCTTGGCGAAGCCAACCGTTCGTTTATTGACGAGGTCAACCGCGCGAGCGCGGACAATCAGCTATATGCTCACCCTGAAGATTTCGACCTCTACGAGATTGGTTCCTTTGATGATGATTCTGGCGATCTGGTGGCTATCAAGCCTCGCATGGTTGCTGTTGGTAAGGATGTTCGAGTAAAGGAGTAATTTATGTCTCGTCTGCCTAATTACAAGCAGCGTTCGGTTGATGTTCATTCGTTTGCGATGGTTCCTAAGGCCGATATTCCCCGGTCGTCGTTTCGTATGCAGAAGAATCTTAAGACGGCGTTCGATGGTGGCATCCTGACTCCGATCATGGTGGAGGAAGTGCTGCCGGGTGATACGTTCAACGTCAAGATGACGGCGTTCTGTCGCATGGCGACTCCGTTGTTTCCGGTGATGGACAACCTTCACTTGGAGACGTTCTTCTTCTTCGTTCCTAATCGTCTTGTGTGGTCAAACTGGAAGAAATTCATGGGCGAACAGGATGCGCCCGGTGATTCGATCTCCTATGCGATTCCCCAAGTTGTTTCCGCTGCTAACGGTTTTGGTGTTGGTACTGTTTACGATTTTATGGGTCTGCCTACTGTTGGGCAGGTTGGTTCTGGCAACACGGTTTCGGTTAATGCGTTGCCGCTCCGTGGCTGGAACCTGATCTATAACAAGTGGTTCCGTGATGAGAACCTGTGTAGCCCGGTTGCTGAGAACACGGGTAACGGTCCGGATTCGGTTAACGATTACTCGGTGTATCGTCGCGGTAAGCGTAAGGACTATTTCACGAGCTGTCTGCCGTGGCCGCAGAAAGGGTCCACGGCGATTTCGGTTCCGTTGTCGGGTACTGCGCCCTTGGCTGGTCTTGGTATTGATACGAACGCGGTTACGTTTACGACGAACGTCAATGTAGATGAAACGGATGGCACGTCGCCTAACTATGCCAATGCGATCCGCTCGTCCATCAATCCGGGTTTGACTATTGAGACTACTGCCGGTGGTGCTCCGCTGATGTATGCGGATTTGTCGCAAGCTACTGGTGCCACGATTAATCAGCTTCGCACGTCGTTTCAGATTCAGAAGTTGCTCGAGCGTGACGCGAGAGGCGGTACGCGTTACACGGAGATCGTGCGTTCGCACTTTGGCGTTGTTTCTCCTGATGCTCGGCTTCAGCGTCCTGAATATCTTGGTGGTGGTCACACTCCGATCATCGTCAATCCGGTTGCTAACACGTCGTCGGCTACCGGGTCTGACCCGGTTGGTGATCTGGCGGGTGTTGCTGCTGGTCTGGCTAGTGGTCACGGGTTCACGTCGTCATTTACTGAACATGGTTACATCATCGGTATTGCTCATGTTCGCGCCGACCTTACGTATCAGCAGGGTCTCCGTCGTCATTGGTCGCGGTCTACGCGGTATGACTACTACTTCCCGGCGTTCGCTACTCTTGGTGAGCAGGCGGTTCTCAACAAAGAGATTTATTGCCGGGGTGATGCCAATGACGCTTTGACCTTTGGCTATCAGGAACGGTGGGCTGAGTATCGTTACAACCCGTCTGAGATTACGGGCCTGATGCGCTCGACCTCCTCCGGTACTATTGACACGTGGCATTTGGCTCAGAAGTTCACTTCTCTACCGACTCTTAACTCTACTTTCATTTTTGATACTCCTCCGGTAGATCGTGTTCTTGCTGTTGGCGCGAGTGCTAACGGCCAGCAGTTCCTTATGGATGCGTTCTTTGATATCAAGGCCGCTCGTCCGTTGCCGATGTACAGCGTTCCGGGTCTGATTGATCATTTCTGATATGCGTCCCACCTGTCACTGTTGTGGTGAGTGGTCCCGCGTTCGGCGTATCAATGGCAAGTATTGGT